AAAATGTATTCGAGCTTCTTCGTAGCTATATACTACGGTTGTTGGAATTATCTGCCAATCACATGGCAGTGTTTCTTTAAGCATCTCAAATCTTTTAGAGTAAGGTATTTCACACAAACCTTGCTTAATATCCCTGACAGGTACCATATCCCACGCAATAAAAATAGGCAATTCATGAGGTCTGAAATCACCTCCTTTATTTACTCTATTTAGAATACCATTACTTATCTTGCGAGAGACAACCTTTCCTTCGACTTGAACCAGCAACTCCCCATGATATTGATAGCCATCGACCATCTCATTAGTGTCTAATATCATCGGATACTTATCTATGGGCATTGTCTGATAATTTCTAGATAACATTGTCAATGAATCATCTACTAATGTTATATTAACAAAGAGACCGTCTGCTTTCTCTTGAGAGTATGCAGGATACTTGAAGTTCTCCATCTTGATATCTTTCGGTAAACTACATCTCATATATTTTTTTACAGGGATTAAACCCTCACAAGCGTTATTGATAGTCTTAACATCGAATCCGCCACGTAGATCTTTCTTTAAAATTCTACGGAACAACTCTTCAGAGTCGGCATTAAGGTCAATTAAGTGATTTTTAACCGCCTCTAATGCTCTTCCGCCGGTCAATAATCTTTCAGCTAATGCCTGTAATAACTTGTAAGTATCTAAACTAAAGTCAGTTCCCTCTTCAGTGCTACGCATTAACGCAGGGACGTTTCGAAGATTATACATCAAGAATGGATTGTATGCATAAAACAAAACAGCTCTGAAACCTTGTATATTCTGTACAGCCCATTCTAGCATTAACGTCTTAACAATCTTACTAGGCTCATCAGCGATTCTTTCAACTGCATCATAAATCTCTTTACTATTTATCATTGTATTCTCCAAAGTCGATTAAAAAGACAGTTTAAAGACATGTCTAGGTCTTACTACTATCCGTGGCAAGCCACACATTCACCAGTTGTATTTGATTTCACACCATTCTCTGTACGAATATAATACAAAGATTTGATGTTTTCATTTAAGAAAGCTTCTTGGTGTATCTCCGAAATATATTCCTCACTCGTATCTGAATCAAAGAACAAGTTAATAGATTGCGCTTGGTCAATGAAAGGCTGTCTGGCCGCAGCTAATCTTAAGATAGTCTTTTGATCAATCTCAAATGCTGTTTTGAATACTTCTTTCTCATGATCAGTTAGCCAAGTTACATGTTGTACAGAGCCTTTATGTGCTACAATATCATCGAGAGTTTCTTTCTCATCTAGACCTTCTCTCTTGATTATCTTCATCAACGCAGGGCTAGATCGTTTCATTTTACCGCCTGCACTATTCTGAACAAATACATTCTTATAGATAGGCTCAATACCTTGACTTGCGCCACCCGCGATTAGTGCTGAAGAAAGATTGGGAGCTATTGCCATCAAATGGGTATTACGTAAGCCTGTCCCTTCACACCATCGAGGTTCGCCCCACGTTTCAGCCATCCATTTAGAAGCTTCGATAGTTTTTGTTTGCATATCTTTAAATAGACTTTGATTAAAGAGATGAGCATCAAATGATTCAAATGGAATATTATGATCTTGGAGGTATGTATGAAAGCCTAGTAGACCTAACCCCAAAGCTCTGCTGTCTCTAGCAAATCTGGCAATTCTTTCAAGGCCTGGAATTTTCTCAGTGATACGTATCTGATCTTCATTAACACAATCGAGGAATACGGTGGCGATAAAGATAGCATCTGTATCTTTCCACTCGTCATACTTAGTTGCATTCATACTGCTCAGTACACAAGAGTATGTATAGTCTTGCCCTGTCGTAGCATCAATACCGCTAAACAAAGTGATCTCTGTACATAGATTAGACGCTTTTACTTTTAAGTCTCTTTCTTTATACATAGTGGGATTGGCTCTATTTACTTTATCAACAAAGAAACAGTAGCCTCTTCCGAACATTCTCAACTTCATTATCTCTGTGAATCTTCTATTTGCTTCTTCATCACCACTCTCGAGAGCTTCTACAAATTCATCTGTAATGATCCAACCTAAATTGGCATCTTCTGGATTCTTTGTTACATGAATTACAATCTCATCAAAGTCATCATGTGTGGCTTCAATATAACCTGCCCATGCACCTCTTCGCTGTGAGCCTTGACTGATGTCTTGTGCTACACGCACAAACCCTTTAAACACAGGTAATACGCCAGAAGCACTACCAGCGACGCCAGTAATGTCGCTGCCACGAGCGCGGATATCACCCAAGTAACTTGATGTCCCATAACCCTCCTTTGACAGCAGTGCTGCCTCTTTTTGTTTCTCATAAAAATCGAATACAGTGTCACCTACATAACTTCCTGAACAGCTGACTGGTGCGCCAAACCCTGTGCCCATATTGGCACACACAGGAGTTGAAGGTATTAACCAGCCTTTCCAAAGCAGCTCAAAGAATTTATCACGCCACATAACAGGGTCGTCAGTATATGTAGCAGCATGATTTGCGATACGACGGTACACAGTATGTAGATTAGGATATCTTTCTGAGACATACTTCTCCTTTAATATTTGCCAGCTGTTAGTGATTACCCAATCAGGAAGTTTACCTTCTTCTTGGAGTTGTTTTCTTTCTGCAGATAAGTCTCTATAAATACTTGTCATTATACCTTCCAGCTGAATTTATTTTTATTCCAATCACGCTTATAATCATTACCGATAGCAATGAAAGTATCGTGTAATGTAGATGAATCAATGTCCAAATAAAACCAATCTTTAATTGGATTATATTCAGGTTCAAATACAGGCGGATAGCCCATTTGCTCTAAACAAGTATCCAATCTATGTTGTACAAAGGCCTCTAACATTCTGGCACTAATTCCGGGTATTGGCCCCTTCTCAAAGATCTTATGAATGATCTGACGCTCATGCTCAAATAGAATCCAAGCTGTCACTTCTAATTCACTTGCAAGTTTATCTAGAGGGATCGGATCAGTGCCATCTTCCAGTGTCTCATGTAGTAAGGTATTGAAGAGCCAAGCCCCTGCTCTAGAATGCATGTTTTCATCAATAGCAGAAAAATTAATGCCCGCATTGATGTTTTGAAACTTGTTCTTTCCGTCATTATTAAAGTGCTTAAGGAATGCAAAACTGGAATCGAGAATGGCACCCTCAATCATACTAAAGATACCTACCGATTTAAGCTTATCATATGTTGTTTCAGATGAAGCAGCTCTCTTTTCTAACCACACCATTCTATCTTTAAGAATAGGGTCATCCAAGTAAGAATTGTAGAACTCTTCATTGTCTAAGCCTAATAGCTCATTGATCTTATTGTAGAATGGTGCATGTACATTTAATTCAAACATAGCAAATACAGATGCCATTCTCTGAATATCGGGTCTTGGGAAATGTTTAGAAACATAACCTTGCCAATAATTTAAACCTACATGTAATTCATAATGTGTAAACAATTTCAAAGTACTAATGATGCCGTGATATTCTGCTTCTGTGCAGTTTGTCTTAAGCTCATGTATATCCTTCTCCACTTCTACTTCTTCAGCAAACCATATGACACTGGTTTGTTCTTCTGCAAAGCTGATAGCAGCTAAGTAGTCCGTACCGTAACTGGCTCTTGGTGTTAATATCTGTGCAGCCATTATCTGTTTGTCCTTAAATTGCGAAAAATTCTTCTGAAGGATCTGCTTCCGATGGCATTAATCTACCTGTCTGATAGATATAATTGGCACCTTTAACAACTCCTGTTAATCCTGTGTAGCGTGACTTTAATACACGCATTTTGATATGATTCCTATCAGCTTCTGTTTCTGCTGTGGAATCCCTTGCAAATGAAATAATATCAAAAGAGACTTGCTTAATAGAACCGGACCCTCTAATATCATCTATCGAGGGTAACTTACCTTCTTCGAAAGATTTACCTCCAGTTGGTGCTTTTCTTAAATGGCTAACTAGACCTATCCACACGGGATGTCTTTGGCATAATCTGAGCAAATCATTCATTGTCTTGTCGACAGCCTCGTTACCAGTCAAGCCATCGACACCTTCAGACACTAAGATCGTTATATGATCAATGAACAGATACTCACACCCTGATAAAGCCATAAACTCTAGCTTCTCAACGATTGATGTATCACTCATAGAACCTTGATGATCTAACACTAATATTCGATCACTCTCAAAGACTTCAGCATAACCTGCTTTCATCTCTTCCATTGTAAGCTCTTCTACAGCAGGGTTTCTATCGATAGCTAACCCACATAGTTTTCTAGTAGTTTCTGCAGGACTTTCTTCTAATGAGACGATGCCTATTTTACTATTAGTTGTTCTTATGAGATGTAATATAATCTCTCTAAGAAGTGAGCTCTTGCCAGATCCCGTTCCCGAAATAAATAATGCTATTTCAGAAGGCCGCATGCCTTTTGTTTTCTCATTAACACCTCTCAAACACTCTGGATATGGTACAGAGGGAATTGAGTTGTAGTTTATCATTGCATCCCAGAGCTGTTCTTTTCTCAAGATACCCGCAGGAATATATTTAGTGGCTTCAAAAATCGCTGTCATTAATTCCTGACTAGATTTTTCCACTAAAACTGCATTGGCATCTTTCAACGGTAATTTTACAAGTTTCACTTTATCGAAGCCAATAATTTTAATAGCTTCTTTGGTGGCTTTATCTCCAGCCTCATCATGATCTAGGCATAATACTACTTCTCCAAATGATCTAATCCAATCTCTGTTTTCTAAGATTGCTTTAGTCATACTCGCAGACGGCAAGCTCACTACGGGATATATCTTACTGTATTTAGAAAATGACGCTTGAGCGACACTCATTGCATCAATCTCACCTTCAGTAATAATCAATCTCTTACCACCACCGTTAAACTTACACATACCGAATAACTCTGGCGACTTCTTGATCCAAGTAAATGTCTTCGGCAACGCTCTTACCTTATAAGCACCATCTTTACCATACGGATAATAGTGAGTATCTACTTCGCCATTCTCATTAAATGCTACTTTAACCCCAAAGAACTCACAAACTTCTTTACTAATCTTTCTATCTTTTAAAGCACTCGAAGGAAATTTAGAAACATCTAGATTGAATGCTTGCTTATTAGTCTTTACTACTGCAAAATCTGACATATCTTCGTAATCCTTGTTTGCTGGAAAAGGGGTTAAACAACTGAAACAATAAGACTTAAGGTCTTCATAGATCTGAACAGCATCTGAAGAACCACATTTTTTACAAGGTTGATTCTTATTGATAATTTTCTTACTCATTTGGAATAATGCCCCCTGTTGTAAGCTGTAGCCTACCTTTATGCTTGTCTGTTACATGCTCTGTAACATTCCAAGAGATCGGTTCAATTCTTTTGTTATACCAGACATCGGTAGTTGGTGCCTCTACAAAACATAAAGACCAAGTTTCTGCCCAAGCTAATGAGCCTTTCTTTTTATATTCTTCTAAACAGATGAAGAGGAATTCTTCTTTGGGCCTTTCTGCGAAGTGAGCTTTAAGACAAGAAGAGCTGCTCTTGTATCTTTTCCAATCCGACTCCACTCCACGATTGAGCTTGCCAGCACCTCTGTAGTTTTTTTTCCCAAGATAATATTTTTTAAGGACTGTAT